TAATGCAAAATGAAATTAATACGTATCCAATACAACAATTTATTGAACTTGTTAAACATGCTGAGATAAGTCAGAAAAAAGTAATCATGCTTGAAATAAAAGTAGCAAGAAATTTGGCATTAACTTTGGGTGAAGTTACTGCAAAATTATATCAAGATTATGATAATTTAATAAAAACTATGCAAAATTCTAACTATAATGATATAGTTGAAATACGTATGGATGGTGGAGGATTTAAATAATCTATAATAAATAAATATGTATATTCTTGGATACATATATGTCAAGACCTAAGCCAAAAGTATTATTAGAACAAACTAATAAGAAAAATTTTAAAACTAATCAAATTCTTGAAGCTGAGGCTATTTGGGCAGTATTTTATAAGGATAAACCATTTAATTTAAAAAGTTTCAGCAGTATAGTAAGTTATCCTGGACCAAAATACAAAAAAGTAGCATTTAGTAATCCTGGACACGCTATTAATCTTGCCAAAAAATTAAACTTTGATTTTAATTGTAAAGATTTCACCGTTATGGTTTTAAATAGTGGTCGTACTCTATAAAAATGAATAGTTTTACCTATACCAAAATCTTTCTTAAAACGCAAGAAAAAAGTCTTGACGAGGCTAATATCAAATTATACCATAGACAATGGTTCAAAAACACCCGTAACAAAACAGTAGGTGGATTAAGACTAACTGACAATGGCTACGCATTTTTGATTTCAGAAATGAAATTGGCAGAATACGAAATTCCATTTACAGAAGAAATTGAACTCAATCCGCAGTTGATTATATTTTTTGATCAATTTTTGGACTGTCCCTATTACTTAACAAGACATAGTCTCACCGTTTTCAGTGAGAAGAAGGCATTTGAGCTACACTTCTTTGCAGACGATTTACGCAAATTTGGCCTAACTAAGGCACTCAAAAAACAACGGAAAGAAGCTAATTTGCTTGACTAGACTAGTTACCTGTCATATACTACAGGTATTACTTGAACTTGAACAAGGAGTCAAAATGTCAGAGATTCTAAGCCGTACCGTAGGCCCGCGTGGAGCTAAAAAAGCAATCCTTAAAAGCTTTTCTAAACAACGCCCTTTGTTTTTGTGGGGTCCCCCAGGTATTGGCAAGTCGGATATTGTTAAGCAAATTGGAGAAGAGATAGGTGCTCACGTTATAGATGTTCGACTTTCACTTTGGGAACCTACTGACATCAAAGGTATTCCCTACTTTGACTCCAATGAGAATAAAATGGTTTGGGCTCCTCCTATTGAATTGCCTGATGAAGAAATAGCCACTAAGTATGAGAAGATCATTCTGTTTATGGATGAAATGAATAGTGCTCCTCCTGCTGTACAAGCTGCGGCTTATCAACTTGTACTCAATCGCCGTGTAGGTACTTATGTACTTCCAAAAAACGTAGTATTAGTGGCTGCTGGTAACCGAGAAGGTGACAAGGGTGTAACTTATCGTATGCCTGCTCCGTTGTCTAATCGTTTTATACATTTAGAGATGAAGGTAGATTGGGAGGACTATAGTTTTTGGGCTACAGAAAACCGTATCCATAAGGATGTAGTTGGTTACTTGACCTTCTCAAAAAAAGATCTCTACGACTTCGATCCAAAGAGTGCAAGCCGTTCGTTTGCTACTCCACGTAGTTGGACCTTTGTCAGCGAGTTACTTGAGGATGATGACTGTGAGGATAACACCTTAACTGACCTTATCTCAGGTGCAGTAGGTGAAGGTTTGGCTATAAAGTTTATGGCACATCGTAAAGTAGCCAGCATGATGCCTGACCCAACTGACATCCTTAGCGGTAAGGTTAAGAAGATGGAGTCTAAAGAGATCAGTGCTATGTACAGTTTGGCAGTAAGCCTATGCTATGAACTTAAGGATTCCTCAGACAAGAAATCTAAAAATTGGATCAAGCAGGTCAATAACTTCTTCAGATTCATTATGGAAAACTTTGAAACCGAATTGGTTATTATGAGCACTAAACTTGCTCTTACCCAATATCAACTTCCATTGGATCCAGATGAGATTGATTGTTTTGATGAGTTCCATGCAAAATTTGGTAAGTATATTAACGCTGCAACTGAGCGTAAATAAATTGATAGGGGCACAGACCCCTGTTATAACATATTTACTTTGCTAAGGAAATATTATGCAACATGGTATGGATTCAGTAATTGATAAGATTATTATTGCCCGTGTTGGTTTACTATTACGTCATCCGTTTTTTGGTAACATGGCTACCCGTTTGAAAATTATTGATGCATCAAATTGGTGTCAAACTGCGGCCACTGATGGTCGTGCTCTGTACTATAATCGAGAGTTTTTTGAAAGTCTTACTACTAAAAATGTAGAGTTCGTAGTTGCTCATGAGATTCTCCATAACGTGTTTGATCACATGGGTCGTTGTGAAAGCCGTAATTCTCAAGTATATAATATTGCAGCAGACTATTGTGTAAATGGTCAATTAATCCGTGACAAAATTGGCGACCAACCTCCTAAGATCCAAATCTTCCATGATCCTACTCATTATGGTAAGAGTGCGGAACAAATCTATGATGAACTCATGGAAAAGTATGATGAGGAACAATTGAAGGCTCTTGGTAAATTATTGGATGAGCATATTGATTGGGGTGAAAAAGGTGAAGGTGAAGGTAAAGGTGATCGTCCACATTATACTAAAGATGAACTCAAACAGATTCGTGATGAAATCCGTGAGGCTACTATGCAGGCTGCCAACGCAGCAGGTTCAGGCAATACTCCCGCTAGTGTGGCTAGATTAATTAAAGACCTTACTGAATCAAAGATCAATTGGAGACAAATGTTACGTCAACAGATCCAAAGTTTAGTAAAGAATGATTACAGTTTTCAACGTCCTAATCGTAAGAGTTGGCATACTGGTGCTATACTTCCTGGTCTTAAAAACGATGAAACCATTGATATTTGTGTTGGTATGGATATGAGTGGTAGTGTTACTAATAATATGGCCAAAGACTTCCTCAGCGAGATCAAAGGAATTATGGATGAGTACAAGGACTTCAAGATCAAAGTATGGTGTTTTGATACTAAAGTGTACAATGAAGCAGACTTTGATAGTTACAATGATGACATTATGAGCTATGAACTAAAAGGCGGAGGAGGTACTGACTTTGAGATTAATTATAGCTATATGAGGGAAATGGATATTAATCCTAAGAAGTTCATTATGTTTACTGATGGATATCCTCATGGATCATGGGGTGACGAAGTATATTGCGATACCTTGTTTATTTTACACGGTACCACTAGCATTGTTCCACCGTTTGGTACGTATGCTTATTATGAAGAAGAGGCACGTGGTTAGTGGCTCTTAAGTATGGCAAGCCAAATCCTTTAAACTTATTAGAGTTACGTCGAGTACGGTTTCCAGCTAGGCATTTTCATTATACCCTTGTAAACACTAATCGCAGTATAGGTGTTAACGATTGGATATATCAAAATCTAAATGGTAGATATTATGTTGGTCAAACAATTATATTAGACAGTACTAACACGATTTCATACGCCACTAAAATTGGGTTTGAAGAAGAAAAAGAATTAAGCTTTTTTTTACTTAGTTATTCAGATTTATAGATTGTATTCCTTATCTAAGATATATAATACTACTTAATAAAGGAGACAACATGGCCCCAACAACTAAAACAATTCCAGAAAAAAATGTAACACCAGCACCTGAAGTATCTCAAGATGACTTAAATATTAATGATCTTAATGCATTAAGACAAATTATTGAAGTCACTAATAGTCGTGGTTCATTCAAAGCTAGTGAAATGGAGGCAGTTGGTAAAGTTTATAACAAGTTAGCACGATTTTTAGATTCATCGTCTGCAACCAAAGGACAAGAAAATGAATGACCTTAAACACGTAGGAAGATTTTCATCCAATGGAAGAAAATGTTTGGTAGCATATAGAACACTTCCTGGAGAGTCAGATCATTGTTTAGTTATTCAAACTGAGTCCTTAGATGACAGCTATCATGATGCACTGATTAATTTGGTTGAGTCAACGGCAGCTCAAAATAGTCATGAGTTCGCAGAAATATTAGCAAGAAGTACATTCCCTGATGGCAGTGTAATGTTAGCGACCTTACACAAAAGTGGTAAACTAATTAAAATGCCTACAGATCAAATCGAAATGATTCCTAATTTTCAAACACGTATTAAGTTAGACGAACTGAATTATATAATTGCTCAACAATTAGGAGTAAGTGTAAACGATTTGGCTTTAACAGACCCTAAAAAAATAAGACCACAAGAATCAGAAGTTGAAGTTAGAGAGGTAGCTACAGTAAATGAAATGCCTGCTACGTCTGTTGAATTCGATGATAACTTAACTGTAGACCAAAAAGCCACCAAATTAAGAGGACAAGCAGATAAACTTAGTAAAGAAGCTGCTAGGCTTAGAAGATTAGCTGAAGATCTAGTACCTATGAAAAAAAAATGACGGTTAAAAAATTGAATCAAGAAGTAATTGAAAGTTGGCCAGAAATATTTGAAGAAATAAACCTCAAAGTTGTACCAATTCAATATCTTTGCAGTGTGCAAGTAAAATTTAAGGACAATAGAATTTGGACTATAGATGTAGGACCAAAACTTAGAGATGAAGTTTATCAAACAATTGAAGAAAACATACAAGAGTTGATTAAAAATTATAAAAGCCATATTGAAAGTATTGATTTTAAATTAGATACTGATAAAATTAAACATGATATTACTAGAGAAACAAATAAATTTTTACGTAAACAAAGGCTCACATGAATGTTAAACTTGTCTCCTACTCTCAACCCACTTCAGAATTTAGATCTCACGGTATCGAGAATGCGCAGGACCTTATTGCTTTCTGCGCCCGTGTCTCCAATCCAAGCAATCAACTCAACACGGAAACAAGCGAACGACTCATCAGATACTTGGTTAAGCACCAACACTGGAGTCCACTCGAAATGGTTAGCGTCTGCGTCGAAATCACAACCACAAGAGACATCGCCCGTCAAATACTTAGACACAGAAGTTTTAGTTTCCAAGAGTTCAGCCAGCGATATGCTGACCCTACTAAGGATCTCTTGTTCGTACTTAGAGAAGCCCGCTTGCAGGACACCAAAAATAGACAAAACAGTATTGAACTCGATACTACCATTGAACATAGTGTACTCAGAGAACAGTGGATTGAACAACAAGAAGAAGTCATTAAGGCCGCTAGAAAAGCTTACACTTGGGCTATCAATAACGGCATAGCTAAAGAACAGGCTCGTGCTGTATTGCCTGAAGGCATTATGGAAAGTAAATTATATATGAATGGAACCTTACGTAGTTGGATACACTATATTGAACTACGCAGTGCAAATGGTACGCAACTTGAACATCAAAATATAGCTAAAATTTGTGCTCAAGTAATTTCTGATATATTTCCATTAGTGACCAAATTTTCTTCCAATTAACATATACCTACTAAAAGTTTTATCAGGGTAACTGAAAAAACGCTCACCCTCATAAAAGTTTATCATTTTATATTTTTGCTTCAATTGGTCTATACTAAAACAATAATCATGTTCTTCACTGTCATCATGAATTTGATCTGTACTCTGAATTACTATTAATTGATCATGTATTTTTTCAAACCATTTTTTATCTAATATATGCTCAGCACTTGTGTTTATAATAACATTGAACTCATTTAAATCAATATCATTAGCATCTGCTGTGATTGCCTTAAACATCCAATTATTACATACCCAAGTATTATTAATTAAGTCTGCTATATTTTCTACTTTGGGGTCAATATCAAACGATCTTATTTTTTGTATATTATTACCTCTTATAAATAGTAAAAAACTGATAAGCCCATACCATCCACCAAGTATAGCAACATAAGCTGGATTTGGCAATAGTTTTTCTAACTCCTCACATAGCCAAATTTTACTCTTAATTTGCCCGTGACTAAACGCAGTGTAGTCAATCATTGTTTACGTTCAATATCTTCTTCAATACATTCTCTTCCATATTGGATTTCAACAATTTTGATAGGAATGTCTCCTTCATTAACTAATTGATGCCACTCTTCATAATCAATAAATATGCTGTCAAATTGTTTATAAGGTCCCATACGTATAATTTCATTATTAATATTAAGCGTATTTATATACCCCTCACCCTCCATAAAAAACCAAAATTCTTTGCGATCAAAGTGACGTTGAAGGCTTAATTTACTATGTGGATCACACACTAACTCTTTGACTTTAGTTTTAGGACCATTTTCATAAACTACTTTGTAATATCCCCAAGTTTTATCTGTTCGTGGGGCTGCCCAATTTTGCAATATCCAACTGCTAGAATTTAGTTTATTATTACCTCCTACTCCAAATTGGAATTCTAAATACGGATCATTCAAACGCATTTCAGGAATGTTATCCCTAGTTCTATCTCCACCATTAGCAAAAATAATGTAAGCACTTGGAAACATCTGTCTAACTTTTACAATAGCATCACAACTGCTATCATCGTCATCATTAAAGTCTAATGTATAATAAACATCTTTAAGATTACGTATAATCTCTACTCGTTCATTATATGGTAAAAAAGGTCTACCTTTTTTACGGTTTAACCAAGCGTCACTATTAACACCAACTATTAATTTGTCCCCTAATTTTTTGGCTGCATTAAAATATGCTATATGTCCGCTATGTAGTGGATCATAGCCTCCCGTACAAAGTACAATTTTCATTTTTAATAATTCTTCCTTTGGTTAAAACACACATTATTAATATTAATTTAGTCACAATGATGCATCCTCCATTCCCGCAGTGCGTAACTTAATTACATTACTTAATTGCCACTGCTTAATGTCTAATGCCTTTGTGATTCCTAACCATTTATTACGTAAGAGGGCAAATTCGTTTATAATTTTTTCCATATCAACTATATCATCTTCACCCTCTACGTAACGTTCACAATCTCTACTACTTAGTGCTCTTTGATAACTTTCAAGATATTTCTTAAAATGTTGACTTTTAAGCTTGCGAAACTCAATATTTAAATACTCTAATATAGCTTCTATTTCCTGTAATTGTCCAAATCTATGTTCTACAATACCAGGCATACTTGCTGCTGCTTTTTCAATATTTCCTATTATGCGAGCATCTTTTCGTGCGCCCTCTAATTCATCAGTATAATAATCAATAGCATCAGATAATAAGGAAATATCCTTACTAATTTTAGAGTACCACATAATCAATAATAGTCTTCTTCGTCATCATCTTCTTCATAATCTTCTTCGTCATCGTCTTTTAAATAATATTCAATAGCTGCATCAAGATCTGGATCTACGCCTAAAGCACCTTGTATTACTTTATCCTTAATACCAAAGTCTGCTAATAAATCTAGAAAAGATTCAGCTGCAATACTGACGTCTTCTTTACGCAAATATTCCTTAAAAAATAACCAAACTTCCCCAATTTGTGTATCATTCATGTTTTATAGCTTCCTCTAAAATGACTTCATCTTTGATTTTGATATTTGGAAAATCTTCCATTATCATATCTAATTTATCATTTTTCCATTCTTTTCTGTAATATAGATATTCTTGACCCTTACTATTAATAAACTTGAGTCTATTACCTTGTTGAGTTAAAATACCCTTAGATTCAAACAAATCTACTAATCCACTATAAGGATCCATGCCAGTTTCATATGGAATCTTAACTTGAATATTTTCAAAAGGTTTAGCATATCGAGTTTTCATAATCTTACAGGCACTACGAATACCTCTTACTTCACTTATCTTATTACCATCTTCATCTTCTTTTAACTTAAGTTTCTTCATTGCAACTACAATGCTTGACGCATAGATAAAACCTTGGCCACCACTGATTTTGTCATCTGGGTCAAACATGTCTTGACTTGCATATGTATGATTAGTGGCCACAAGTCCTACATTATGACTACCAAACATATTCACGCAGTTACGAACCAGTGATGTTAAGGCCTTAGGCTTACGACCCATATCACCTTTCATATTACCTGCCTCAAACTGATCTACATCAGTAGGAGTAAGTAACATACCCAAACTATCAATAACGAACAATACTTTAGGCTTAGTATCTTCTGGCATAGCCTTATATTCTTTCATAAACTCGCTGATAGTTTTAGCAACATCATCAATCATTGCCATATTAAGTTTAAGAAGTTTTGCTTCATCTATATTTACACCCAATGCTTCAAGCCACGATTTGTCAAGTGCGTTTTCACTGTCAATTAGTACAACGAAAATTCCCTGTTGTTGAGCATTTTTAATTAGGTTTCCACTACAGATATAACTCTTACCTGCACCACTTTCACCAGCAAATACAGTCACTTTACCTAAGGGCACACCTTTTTTAAAATCACTACTAATTAAATAGTTTAGGGCATAATTGCCAGTACTGACCCAGTCTGTAGGATCATTAAAGCCTACCCCAAGTCCATCAATGCTCTTTGTTAATGTTTTACGAAATTTACTTAAATCGAATGCCTTTATAGTCACACTAATCTCCCAATAGGAGACTCGAGCTTGGTGCTCGAGTCATATTATTATTGCTTATTACGATTACGAATTACTGATAAAATATCTTTAGCACGACTTTCTGTACTCTTTAATCCATCAGTCTTTGGAGCCGAACTTGTTGACTTTGTTACAGCTCCTGGAGATTCCATCGTATCATCATAATCCTCAATAACTGGTTCAATACTACGATTAGTTGCAATTGGATCTCCAGTACGAGTATTTGCTCCACTTGGTTTGTAATACTGACCCCAACGATTCATATCATATGCTTCTCCATCTACACTGGCTTCAAACATTTCTTTGATAACTTTGATTTCAACTTCAGTAGGTTTTTTGGGAAGAAAATCTTTAAGATTAAACAAACCATGCTGCTTTAATTCTCCCTGTTCCTGAGCACTCAATGGACGACTACGACGACTCCACTTGCTAGTACCATAATCCGCATAACCACCTTTACTTGATTTGATAATTTTAAAGTCTACACCGTTTACTGTATCAGTTGGTAGATCTTCTATCTCTGAATCCATCAAAGCACCCTTAATAAGAGTAAAGATTTGAGGACCAATAATGAATCTGCGTATGGGATTTTCTGGTAGTTGATCTTCTTTCAAGCCATCATCCACTACAAAGCCTTGGAACAAGTAACTACGCTTTTTCCAATATTTGCGACCCATTGCTTCAAGTTTGGGATCCTTAAACCAAGGACGTATTTCATTTAAAATTGAGCACGACTCGCCGTACATTTCCATACAAGGAACTTGCACATTTACTTTTTTGTTGTCTGTGTCACCTTTGATACCAGCGAATTCAAGTTTAATAATAGCACGTTCTACCCAAAAGAAAGTATTTGATTGGTCGCCATCTGGTAGGAATCTCACTGTGCTTTCGCCGCTTTCTTTTAAATTCCAGAAGGGATAAATGCTGAGGTCTCCGCCTCCTGTTGATCCGCCTTTAAGTTCTTGCTCTTTAAGTTTTGCCCTAATTTCTGCCAAAGTTGCCATAGTATTTCTCCTATATTTGCCTATGTTGTTTAAATTTGCCTATATGTCTGACTACCTGTCAAACAAAAAGCATACTATAGTGTATGCGCCTTTATTTATTATATCAAGTAAAAAGGTAGATTAAATCTATCTAGATTCCACCATTACTATTCCTACAGCAATACTATCACCAAATCACATAATCAATAGTTTAGTGCCTTCCGCTTGCTAAAACTATTTTGCAAATGTGTTCTAAACGTTCTATGTGTTCTAAAGCACGATATGGACTGGTGTCCACTGCAACCACACCATGTCTATCCATACCAATTATATTATATTTTATACTTCCATCAACTGAATCATATCCTATGTTTTTAACACAGGCATCGGCCAGTTCTTGCGTGATAGGAGGAATCATTGGAATAGAAGGTCCCACTCTAGTGTATCTAGAAAGTTCTGGGAACTCTGATAGCAAACTAGGTAGATTTAATTCTCTGTACAAAGCAGCTACTGTATAGGTAGGATGTAGATGTAAAATTACTCTTACATCTGTATTAATTTTAGTCTGCAATAAGAAATGCATAGGAAATTCACCACTAGGTTTTAAATTAGAACTTATATCCGTATAGTTTTCTTCAACAGGGACCCCCATATTCTGTAAACTTTTAGATATACTAATTTTCTTAAACTGCTCTGGTTGTAGCGTTTGTTTTCTTACACCACTAGGAGTAATATAAAAATGATCTCGATCATGATGTCGAATACTAACATTCCCATCACGACTAGTGATCCAGTTACGGGCATAAGCTATGGCTAAGACTTGACAAATTGTTTCTAGCATTACAGTGATTCAAAATTATTGTATGTTTAATACTAAGTCAAACACACACTACAGATTTTATTTATTATCAAGTAAAAAGGTCAATTAAATTTATCTTAATCCTGCTATTTTTAACATTACGTCTAAATCATTAATAGTATCTTCTCTGACGTTATTTTGACTTTGATTTGGTTGTTGTCCTTGAGTAGGAGGCTTATAGTGAGATCTACTTGGCGGAAGTCCTTTTTTAACTCTTTCCAAATCTATTTGATCATGCGTTTTTTGTCCAGAGAGAATCGCTGTTATTTCATCAGATGTTAGTTGTGTGGCGAGTTTATTTTCATCATACCTGTTATATTTGTCACGAGTACGATCCATTTCTTTTTCACTGGCTCCACTCATCGCCTTATCGCGCAATGCTTGCATACCATCCTTGCCATATTTTTTATTGCCTTTGGCGTGCTGACTCATTGTTTTACGTTCTTCACTTTGCATCATCCCAGCCAGTTCTAACATACGTGCAGTGTCATTTTCTTCTTGATGCTTTTGTTTTATTTTTTCCATAATACGACTACAAGCACCTTCTACCATACGATCAAATATTTCTGACTTTGGATGTCTTGGATTAATATGATATTTTTCTTTAAGCTCTTTACACATTTTAGTGACAAAACCATGTTCACCAATAGTAAATGTACCATTATTCTCATTAAAAAATCCACGTACACGCTCAAATATTTCATCTACTATACGGTGCATGATTTTTCCTTCCATCATTGGTGGATTAGGAATCATTGGTCCAGGTGCTGCTCCGCCTGCTGCCATAGGATTCATAGGTGGAGTCGCTGGGGCTGCTTGAGGTGGTGGAGCTGCTGCGGCTGCTTCAGGTGGTGGAGCTGCTGCGGCTGCTTCAGGTGGTGGAGCTGCTGCGGCTTTAGGTGGTGGAGCTGCTGCGGCTTCACCTGAATCAAATCCTAGTTGACTATGAAAATCAGTACCATTCTCACGATCATGTGCTTTTAAAAATTGACTAATAATTGGTCTAGCATCCATTTCATCTAAACCTAACTCACCTAACAATTTAAAAGCCATATTTAATTTTTTTTCATCTAATACTTCAGCAATACTATCAATAGCATTAGACCCACCAGTGCCTAAGGGTACTTCATTAGAAAATAATTGTTTTAAAGTTTGCATAGCTTGACTTTGTAATTCTTTGTCACTGCTAAAAAGATCATTTTCACTAACTATTTGATTTAGATACTTTTCAAACATACTAAATTCTTTGACATCTTTCATTGCTTTCTTAGCAAGATGCTTTGCGCGACTAAACCCATCGTGATCAGCCTTGTCACCTGCATCTTTATTTTTCTTTGGAGAGTCTGGTTCAAACGGTGGTTCATCGTCATCGTCATCGTCATCTTCCTTATCTTTATTTCCTTCTAAAATATCATCAGCGCCAAGTTCTTTAACTGGTATTTGCGTTTCATCAACCAGTCTATAGATATAAGGAAATGCATCCTTAAGTTCCTCATTAAAACTACGTACAGTTAAACGATCAATCCAATCATTTAAAATATCTTCCGGTACTTCAACTTTATTGTATACACTAAAACTTTCTTTAAATTGATTATAATATTTGTTAGTCTGTAAAGCGTGTATTTCTTCTTTAATACCTGTAATACGATTAATAACTTTTTCTTGTATATTACTCATACTTTCACTAACCACAGGGCTACGATCAACATAATTTTTAAATACTTTAAGTTTACAAAGTTCCTCGCTAAGTCCAATGACATAATTACCAATATCATCAAAAAAACTACCACCTTCACTTATATGACGAGCCATTGCTCTAGCACCATTTAAATGTTTAATAGGGTATAGAAATCTTTCTCCTATAGCATTTTCTACATATATATTCTCAATACGTTGAGTTCTTCCATTAGGAGCATTTAAATTAATTGGCTGACTATGCCTAACAATAATTTTTGCTTCACCTATTTCTTGATAACTTGTTTTTGTAGTTCCAAATAATTTTGATTGATTCATTTTACCTTCCTTAAAGGAATGTCTTTTATCTAAGTTACTTTGACTTGGATTTTGTGCATTAAAATTTAAACCGTGTGTTTGAGCAAATTTTGGTAGTATGCTACGAATAAATCTATCCCATGATTTATTATCTACTTGCTGAGTCCACTGTACATCTAATCCTGGACCACCATCATCATTTTCATTTAGACCTACAGTAACATTAACTAATTTAACACCATTTTCATCTACAAAATCAAAGTTAAATTTTCTTGCATCTTTATCTTTTAAATTTACACCATCAATTGGCTTATCATCTGCTGTGCTTTTTTGTAGGCTGGGAAATCTCGTTTGCAATTGACGACCCAAATCTATAGCAATTCGCTGAAAATTAGCGCTCATGACATTATTTATTAGAAACCTTGTGAAATAAATATTGGCAATGGTGCTAAAAAATCTTCCTCATTATGTACCCCACTAAGGCTTTCAAACACTCTTGGATCCCAATCTGCCACTAGTGCACTCATTCTACACAATAATAACAAAGCACTTACTAAATCATCATGATCACCTTCTTTGGCCTTGTATGTAAAACCGTGTGCAACAAATGTTTTTAATTCACTTATCATAGCGCGACTACTTATTTTCATTTGTCCTGTTTCAATTAAATGTTTTAATCTAGAACAGGCACTAATCTTAGCTGAATGAGTGGTATTAAACCCTTTACGAAATTTACGTACATGACCTTTACGTATAGGTTCGCTTATCATAATACCAGGAAAAGTTTCTTCCCCTACATCACGTATTACTACCAATCCTGCTTCGCCTACAGTATTATTTTCTATACTCCAATAAATATTCTTACTATTTCCATCCATTCTTTCATCAATATAGGTAAGAATATCTTTCAATATTTTAATTTGGCCTTGTATTGGCGTAGCATTATGATACCACTCACCTACCTGTTTAAATGTAGGTAATTCAAATATTACAATAGCACTATAGTTACCACCAGTCCCCAAACAAGGATCAAGTGCTATAAGATATAACATTTCTGAATTAATTTTACTGTACCAACGTGTTTGTCCCATTCTAGTAATAGGATCCTTACCTACTAATTCACTTAATCTAATACTATTAATAAGAGTTTCATCATATATTAAAAATTCACAACCATATTCACGACGAAATCTTTCTTCACCAATACGTGCCTGTTCTTCTTTAGCCCAGGCTTCATCACGGTCAGGATGTTCATCCCAGCTACAGGTAAATGGAAAGAATCCGTTTGTACCAAGTTCTGTTTCATTACCAAACTCATCAAAATGATTATTTGCTTCTTTCCAAATATTAGCAAAAGTATCTTCGTCACTGTTTGGTGTGCTAGTAATAATAGCATTACCACCAGTTGCCAGTGTAGGGCTTATACTTGTCCAAAACTCATCTGCTATATTAGGTTGTACAAATGCAAATTCATCACAATATAATAAAGATATACTCATACCACGACCAGTATTATTAGTAGTTGTAGCACTAATAATACGACTACCATTATCAAATTCTATACTACCTTTGTTATAATTAACAACTCCACTTCTAATAAAATCAGGACATAATTCATAAGCATACCTAATACGCTGCATAATTTCATATGCACCAGTATACTTATGGGCTGCTATAAGAATTGTTTGATCTGGTATAAACATTCCATACCATAGTAGATAACAAGCAGCACAAGTGGTCTTGCCCATTTGACGTGGCAACATATTTACAGTAAATCTATGATTATGGTAGGCATGCATGAGCCTTTCTTGGAAACCATAAGGCTGAAACAATAATTTACCCTTTACTGGATGTTGAATGTAATAAAAATTTTTACTAAAATGTAAATAGCCAGTTTTAGGATGACTACATAATACTAAATGCTGTATTTGATCCTCAGTGTACTTGTCCTTTTTATGTGCTTTTTTGGTAAGTACACCATCAAGCGACTTGACCATTATCTAGTTTTAATTTCGTTATATAATTTTGTAAGTTTACCACGTAAATTTTCTGCTAAAGGATTACCACCACCATTTACTTTAGGTGCTTCTCTACCTTTGCTAAACATATCATCACCTGTTGATGTAACAGCATCAACGCCACTTATTTTTGGTTGTGAGGTATTAGCATATTCCTCATCCATTTCTGGATCCATGCCTAACATAGGTCTTTTACTAGGCATATCATCCATATCTAGGCTCATATCATCATCTGAACTAGACATACCTATTAGTACACCTGCTGGCCCAACATCTGGGCCCTTGGTACCACACGGTAGATCATCGTCTCTACCTTGTAAAATGTTAAGCAGTTCACGAATACCATCAGCACCACTGGCATTCATATTTACACTAATTGTAGTCGGATGTTCGTTCATACTACCCATTGAACCCATACCCATCATACCACATTCTTCTACAGGCTTTTCACTTTCTATTAGTATCTTGCGACCTTGATCTAAATCTACTATTTTTTTGTAAAGTTTAATAAAATCCATGTTATTTTCCCTTAATCTTTTTGCAGTCATTTACATGCTTACCTGCATTTTTTTTCCTGTGAATAGTGCATTTTGTTTACTTAGGCGATGATGCAGTAGGCGCAGTCTTGGCTAACAATTGATCATTTATACCTTTATATTCTGTACCTTTATGACTTATTTTTCCTAATTCTTTAAGGAAACTCATTACTTTTTTTTCACCTACTAAATCCTGTCCATTAACATCCTCTAAGTTAGGATTATTTAATAACGCTGAAGCTTTTGTTCCTATTCTATTTTTTCCTGCTAGAGCAAAATCTTGTTCAATTTGTTCTGCATAAGTTCTAACAATAATGTTTCCTAAGCTTAATTTAAGAGTTTCTGCTAAAAGTGCTGCTATTTCATGAGGTGCACTAGGATAGTTACAACTAATGTCAAAAATATTAACATGGCTGTACTTAATATTAGGAAATTCTAATGGCGTTTCTGTTATTGGTGTTCTTTTAGGAGAACTTAAACTATTACAATCATATTTTTTTAATGCAATTTTCATTGCTTCAACTTGGTGCTTTTCTATATCACCAGCAATTTTTACCTTAAACTGGTAAACTTTTTTATTTTCTGCAAGATATTGTTTAAAAGTGGCCATAGTTATTCCATTATAATATATTTATTTCATATTCTTTAATTTTTCAAGCAGGCTATTTCGGTCTGTAACAATAAATCCATCTCCTTGAATATTAACGCCCTTTGTTGCTTCTGCATCTATATCTTGATCAAGTTTAGCCTTTTTAATCTGTAACTCAACCATTTTGAGTTTCTTATCTATTTTGGCTGCCTTTGCGTCAATTGCATTTTTAAGCATAGTGCCCGCCACTTCAAAAATACGTCCACTATAACGTGCTTCAACATTCATACCCAAGTCCATTAAATCATCATAGGCATTTGTTGCCCTAGTGGCTAATTCGTCAAATTCTGAATCGCTCAAATCACCTAATCCCTTAACCTGAGGCAAAGCTGTATTAATTTTATCAAATTCAGCAATATCACGCATAAAAGATTCTGGCTTTTCGTATTGCTTTTTTCCTTCTTTTATGATTTTTTTATTTTCTGGTAAGTTAAGAATTTCTTCAAGTTTTTTAGTCATATATTATTTATCTTGATTTACCATTATGAAAAATATCTGTTTCGTTTAAAACCCGAAACTTAATACCGTTATTTTTACACCAGGCCGTAGCCGCAGCCCACTTAGCTTGATTTATTATATAAGCTGTAGATCTAGCACTATTACGTCCTACTTTTTCTATTAGTTGTTGATTTTGAGGTTTAATCTCAATTAATTCACTTAACATACGACCACTTTTATCCGTATATTGTATAAAAAAATCTGGCACATATACTGTTTGTTTATTATTTACTGGATTACGATATGGAATTTTTATGGCTTCACTGGCCCAACGAAGAATATTAGAATTAGTATCACAAAAATTCATAAACGCCCATTCCCAACTACTACGATATGTTGGTGATTTCAGTCCAATATATTTTCCAGGATATTTGAGAGTAAATTTACCTTTAGCAAATTGGCTCATATAAGAATATTTCTACTCTCAAAACTTTCATCTTTTTTTGTACTTTTGTAACCTAATACACTTGTTTGTATTCTGTAAGCATTTAGAATTTGTGTAATAATTTTTGTTAATTGAACATCACTTAAGATGTTTAGTTTATCTAATAACTCAAAAACATTAACATTATCAAGTCTTGCCTGATTTAAAAATACTATACTTGTACTTCTTGCTACTTGTTCCTCAAATCCTCTATTTGTAAAAAATCCTATGACAGCATCTATTAAATTACTTGGAAAACTTATTTCTTCAGTATAATAACTATTAAAAAATTGTCTTATTTCTTTAGACTCTGTTTGATTTTCTATTATTGTTGGTAAATTGGTTGGG